AAAGGCCAAACTATGACACCAAAGAAAGGGAGAGAGAAGAAGAAAATTATTAAAGGCTGGGACATGACACCACTAACCTACTCGGTGATAAAAGAACTGCGTAAAAATACGGGCTGGAGAGACCTAAATGACTAATCTTGGTAGGGAGAGAGGGGGTGGAGAGATATGATTGAAAGATGGACAACGCTAAACAAAGAAAAGGTTACTATCCTGAAAAAGGAAGTTGATAGGATTTTGAATAGTCCTTTGTTAAAGCTGGTTACGGGCGGAGAGAAAGGTAGGAACGAAATACGAGCCAAAAGGCTTATTGACCTGTTTATTAGGTTTGTTCAAAGGGAGCAAAGGCAGTCCTATCAACAAGGAAAAGACTTTATGCTTAAAGAAGAGGAGTAGCCTACTTTAACATCTTAGAGTTACTAGTTGATTGTGGGGAGAGATTGAACGACCCAAACAAGATTGACGACCTTCGTATTGCCTTAGTCTACAGGGCAACGGGGCTATCTCTCCACCAGAGTCAATTAGACATTGAGGGTTTATTGCGGAGGACGTAGCCAAGAAGATAGGGGGCTGAAGGCTAGAATAGTCTTGGCGAAGCCCCACACGTCCCCCGCAATAAGCTCTTAATAGGAGAGGCTAGAGAAGGAGAGAAAGATGGCAAATAACATGACTAAAGAAGATAACTTAAAGAAAGAGTTTGAGAGAGAATTTGTTAAGAACAAATATGACGAGATATTTGAGGACTATGATTATGTTTGGAAGTGGATACAAACCGCCCTGGCTAATCAACAGAAAGAGTTAAAGGAAAAAATGAGGCGAAAGGTGAAGTGGGCAAAAGCAAAAGGATTTGCAGATGGCCTTTTAGTAAACCCTTTCCGCAAAACACTGAAAAGAGAACTATTGGCAGAGTGGGAGAAGAAGATAGAGGGGATGAAAGGGTGGAGACTGGGAGTAAATGTTTTTAACAATACCGAAATGGTCAAGAAAAACGATATTCTCGCCCTGTTGAGGAGGGAAAGATGACAGACAAACTGGAACAACTAGAACTAGAGTGTGAGTGCTTTGGACACCGAGTTCTCTTTATGAAGAATGAGGACGGAATGCTTTATGTCAACATAGCCGATAAGAAAAGGGGCAGACCGAAATGGATAGAAGTCATTTTGTGGGGAGACAAGATTGAACAATTAAGGAAGTTTCTGCCCCCAAGTAAAGGATAAAGATGAGAAAGAAAGAAACAATTTTAGGACTACCAAAAGCTATAGCAAATTCTGATGACGAGCCGATGGGAATAACTATCTCCTATGAGGAAGATGAGAAAGAGTGGTCTATCTCTTATACGGATGAGGGTTCGGCAATAGCAGTCTATGGCAAGACGCTTGATGAAGCTATTGAGAATATCAGGAAAGAGTGTAGGAAAGTTTATCGGTGTGAACTAGAAGCGAGGGCAGTATGACTACCCCACTAAAAGAGAAGATAGTGAAGAAACTGGCAAAGCAATCGGCCGACAGGTGGGTTACTTATATGACCGAAGCGGTTGCAGGAATTAAGCACCAGCCTTTTGACGAAAGAATTGAACCAATCGTTTCCAAAGCCCTTGACTCTTACAGAGAACAAACCTTGAACGAAATAGACTCTTTTGATTTAGTAGAGCCTTGTAACCCCGATTGCACACCAGTTGAACACGCTTTCCACGAAGGAACTTGGCACGCCCACTTAAAGTTAGAGAAGATTTTAGACAGGCTCAAAGGAGGCGAGAAGAAATGAAAAAAATAGACTATATAGATATTAAAAGAAAGGATGTTCGTGGCAAGTTTAAGGTTAACATAGACCTTAGAAAATTAAGAGGTTCAACGCCCATAGAATTGAGGCTAGACAGGTTGAATAAAGAGTAGCCCAGCTCTTGCCCTAGTAATCCCTGATTGGTAGAATGAAGGAATGAAGAAAAAAGGCAGACCAACCAAATACACACCCGAAGTAATCGTTGAGATTAACAAGTATCTACAGGAAGCAGTCCCCCAGAACATGAAGATTCCTACCGTTGAAGGAATCGCATTAAGACTCGGTATAAACAGAGATACGCTCTATGAATGGGCAAAACAACACAAAGATTTTTCCGACACTTTAGAAGGAGTGAAGATGCGACAGAAGGAGATGTTGACGGAAATTGGCATCTTCGGTGGCAAGGAAATCAATGCGACTATCGTTTCGCTACTGCTCAAGGTGAACCACGACATGATTGAGAAAACCGCCCTAGATGTAACATCGGGTGGTAAGCCAATTCCTATCTTGGGAAATGTTCCAACAAGTAACAGCGACCCGAAAGCTCCTGAACCTTCAAAAGAGGGTTAGGGGAATAGCAGGTGGAACATCGGCATCCAAGACCGTCTCCATTCTGCTTCTTCTGATTCAATACGCCCAAACCCACGAGAATAAGGTCATCTCCGTTGTCTCCGAATCCATGCCCCATCTTCGTAAGGGAGCGATGCGAGACTTCGTCAACATCATGCAGACCCACAACTATTTGAAAGACAATCGCTGGAATAAGACCGAATCCACCTATACTTTTGAGACGGGAAGCATTATTGAGTTCTTTGGCGTTGAGAGCTGGGAGAAGGTCAAGGGAGCAAGGCGGGATGTTCTCTTCATCAACGAGGCGAACCATGTGGACTACAATTCATACACGCAGTTGGAAGTCCGAACCAAGGAAGTCATCTGGCTGGACTGGAATCCAGAAAACGAGTTCTGGTGGTATTCCGAGGTATTGCCCAAGAGCGATGTGGACTTTATTACCCTGACCTACAAAGACAATGAGGCTTGTCCGCCCCAGATTGTCCAGGCGATAGAGGCCAGGCGTTACAATCTCAACTGGTGGAAGGTCTATGGCCTGGGTCAACTCGGTGAGGTTGAAGGCAGAATCTATACCAAGTGGCAGATAATCAAGGACATTCCCATAGAGGCACGCCTAACCCGCTATGGCATGGACTTCGGCTACTCCAATGACCCGACAGCGATTGTTGCAGTCTATTACTACAACGGGGGCTATATCTTTGACGAGAAGCTCTACCAGATGGGGATGAAGAACAGGGAGATTGCCGAATACTTAAAGACCCTTCCCTCAGCTATCGCCATCGCCGACTCTGCCGAACCCAAGAGCATTGACGAGATTAAGGAATATGGCTTTCCCCAAATTTATCCTGCTTCCAAGGGTGTTGGCTCGGTGTTGCAGGGCATCCAGTATGTCCAGAGCCAGTCAATCTCGGTTACTTCTTCCTCGGTCAATCTCTTGAAGGAATACCGCAACTATCTTTGGCAGACCGACAAGGAAGGCAAAATAATCAACCAACCCCAGGAATTCATGAATCATTGTATGGATGCCATCCGCTATGGACTGGATAAATTCAACAAGAAGGGAGTCTTTACCCAGAACCTTGAAGTCGGGGGAGTGAAGCCGTATATTGAAGGCACTATCATTTGAGTATTTGCCTTTAGATACTTTGGCAATCTATCCTTAACTTATGGCCGAACCCTTTGAACAGTTAGAAGACCCTGAGTTGACGATGCTTCGTAACAACAAGCAGTCAGGGTATGACTACCGCAAGAGACGACACCCCGAATGGAACGAGAACTACACGCTCTATCGGGACAAAGTCCAGGTCAATCGCCTCACCCAACGCCAGTCCATCAATGTTCCTCTGATGAAGCAGACAGTCAGAACCCTTCTTAAAGATGTTGACGACATGCCCGTTCTCTTCTTTGAAAACTTAGACAACGACAAGATGGCCGAGATGTATAAGAACGAGTATTGGAACTATACAGAGGAACATAACAACATGGAGATTCAGGACATTGTGGACAAGAAGCAGGTCTTCCTCTTTGGCCGAAGTTTTGACCAATGGCAGATAGTGGATGGCAAGGTCAAAATGACCATTCAAGACCCCCAGGATATGCTCGTTGACCGCTACACCGACCCGACTGACTTGCAAACAGCCCGCTATGTTATCCACCAGCATATCTTCATGCCTCTATCCAAGCTCCGAGACAATCCGATGTATGACCAGGCCAAGATTGAGAGGCTTCTGGAATCGTATAAGCAGGATACGGGTGTTGTGAAGCAGGCCAGTAACCAGCAGGAGTCCGAAGAGAAGCTCCAGAAGATGCGGGACATGGGCTTAGAAGATGTCTATGACCCCACAGTTGGTGAGATTATCTTTGAGCTTTCAATGCACTTCGTCTATCGCCGAGAACCAGAAGATGCCGAGGAACAGATTTGGCTCTATGTTGAGGCCGAGGACATGGAAATCCTGATGAAGAAAAAACTTGAAGAGGTTATCGGCACAACTCACGACCATTGGTGGAGATACCATTTCCCCTATGTTTCCTGGGCAGACGATGTGGAGCGACAAGACTTCTGGAGCGATGGTGTTGGCGACATTGTCCGACAACCCAACAAGGTTCTCAATGCCTGGCTATCTCAACTTGTGGAGAACAGGACTCTCAGGAACTTCGGGATGCACTACTACGACTCTACGATTGAAGGCTTTGTCCCAGGGAGCCTTGAGCCGATTCCTTGGGGCTGGTATGGAGTGCCAGGGAAGCCCCAAGATGTTCTTCAAAAGGTGGACATTCCCGACCTTTCAGAGAGCTTGGATGAGATGCAGTTCGTCATAACCCTGATGGAGAAAGCAACAGGGGCAACGGCGACCCAGCAGGGAGTCCAAACCGAGAGACAGATTACCCTGGGTGAAGTTCAGTTGGCTCTCGGTGAGGCCAAGGAGAGAATCAAGGGTATGTCCAAGTTCTATACGAAGGCTTGGAAGGAGCGAGGCGAGATGTTCGTCAAGCTCTGTGAGGCAGGAGCGAACAAACTGGATGAAGTGCCTATCCACAAGAAGGGCAAGAACACCGATGATGTCTATTCCAAGGAGATTTCCCCGAAGGATTGGATGACCAAGCAGGGCTACTACTGCAAAGTCTGGAGTCAGGAAGAGAAGAATACCAGCGACACCGAGACTTTGCAGAAGCTCAATGCGGTCAAGATGACCATGCCCGACAATCCTAAACTGGATGAGGTTTATAAGAGGAAACTTCTGGAGTTTGCCAGATTGACTCCCGAAGAAATCGGGGACATAATGGAATACGAAGAGAAGAAGCAACAAATGTTGGCTTCTGCTGTGTCTGGCGGAGTTGTTGGGCAGGCTTCTCCGCCAGCTTCAGCAGGAGCTAATGGAAAGATGCTTCAGCCGATGCTTCCTGCACCGACATCTCAACCTGCATCCAGACAAAGACAGACATATAGTAGAACACCCAATGTATGACCCCGCCTTTTGACAAGTCTCATCTAGTCAGCGAGATAGCTTTTGCCGAAGGAGCGAGAGACGCCTTCAGCCGTCTACGAACCGCTAATCCCCAGACCATCTTTGACAATACCTTCCAATATGACAAGTCGCCTTTACTTTTTGAAGAAATAAACTCAGGTACGGGTAGTATAACCCACGAGCCAGCCATGTCCTCGGTAGTTCTTTCTACTGGTGGAACTGCATCGGGGGCTGAAGCAATCTTGCAACAAAGAGGATACAACCGCTATCAGCCAGGTAAGAGCCAGCTTGTAGTCATGACCTCAATCTTCCCGACCCCAGCGACCAATCTGCGTTCCCGTATCGGCTACTTTGATTCATCTGGTGGGCTTTTCTTTGAACAGGACTCAAACGGACTCAAAGTTGTAATCCGCAATACAGTTGCAGGCCAGATAGTTGAAACCGCAGTCAGACAAGGAGACTTCAATGGCGATAATGTTGACGGCACAGCCAGCCTCAGGAACGCTTCGGGAATGGACTTGGACACCACAAAGCACAACATCTACTGGATAGACTTTGAATGGCTGGGAGCAGGCACGGTTCGCTTTGGTGTCTTTTACCACGGTCAGCCAGTTGTCTTGCACAGCTTCTTCAACGAAAACAGCAAGACAATACCCTACATGCCGACAGGCAATCTTCCTCTGCGACTTGAGATTACCAACACGGGGACAACCGAGAAAGCAAATCAACATGTGGCAACATGTCAGACGGTTATTTCCGAAGGTGGCTTTGAGAAGGAAAGAGGTAATGTCTTCAGCGTAAATAATGGCACAACCGAAATTACGGTTACAAACAAGCGAGCCATTCTTTCCATCAGACCCAAAGATACTTTCAACTCTTTAACGGTTAGGGGACTGATTGAACTTATCAACTTTGAGCTGACAGCCCGAACCAACCCAGGCCAGTTTGACATTATCTATAACCCAACCCTGACAGTATCAGGTGGGGCAATAACCTGGGCAAGTGTTAATGACAGCTCTTTGGTGCAATACACGGTGCATGGAGACGCAAATAACGGAGCATATACGGGTGGAATGGTCATTGAGAGTGGATTCGTTGTTGCTGGAAGCGGAACTTTGCGTGAAGGCTTTGCCAATGCTATCATTTCAAGACTACCGATTGTCCGAGACCACAATGGCGACAATCCAATAGTTATCACAGTTGCCGTGGGAGCGATGACAGGTAACTGCGTAACCGCAAGCAAGCTGACATGGAAGGAAGTGAGATAGATGTATGACAAAATCCTAGAACGATTCGGGTTGACCTACGAAGACTTAACCGCCGATGAGAAGTCCACCATGGAAGGTTGGATGAGGGCGATTGAATCCAAAAAGGTAACGGTGGAGACAATCAAGGGCTTTATCCAGGCGATGATGCTTCAGGTGATGGACAAGCTCACCAAGACAGACCTGAATTCCAAGGAAGACCTATTCCTCAAGGCAAGACTCAGAAACTATATGCTTTTGGATGCGTATTTGACCTCGCCAGAGAAAGCCAAAGAAGCGATGGACAGGATGCTTGAGGGGATAGTTCCGAAGAAGTGAGGTGATACACATGGCCAAGAAGAAAAAGAGAAAAGTTATCGTCAAGAAAGGGTATCACATGATGCCGAGTGGAAAGATGATGAAGAACAAGAAGATGATGCGAAAGGGGATGAGATATTGATGCCAAAGGCACTTGAGAGAAAGTTGAAAGCACAAGCCAAGAAACGGGGACTCAAAGGCAAGAGAGCCAATGCCTATGTCTTCGGAACGCTCAGGAAGACGGGCTGGAAGCCTTCTACCCAGAAGAGACGCAAGAAGAAGTAGCTTGACACCGAACAGAAACGGAGTTTAAGATTAAGTAATGGAAGAAGCGATTGAATTAGTAGCAGGAAGAAGCCTCACAGAAATCTCCACGAATGGTCTCAGAGTGATTGCCGACAAGATTGGAGTTCCCGAAACCACGACAAACCGAGAAGAGTTGATTGTAGCAATTTCAACAATCATGGGCGTATCAGCACAAGGACTACCAGAATGAGAGACATTTCCGAATTAAACGAGTTCACCCAGAAGGAGCTAAGGAAAATTTTGGCCAAGGATGCTATTGAGTTAGTCCCTGGCGAAGTTGCTTTTTTAAGAGCCAGGAGAGACTATCTCTCATCCGACATGCGGGAGAAGTTTGCCGACCTCTTGGAAACAAAGAAAGTAAAAGCAGAGAAGCCAGTTGAAGAAAAGCCCAAGAAATCGGGCAAATAGTTTGATACCTAACGCTTTTTAAGAAGTCTGGTATGCCAAAACATCGAAAACCATCAGTCAAAGAATTAGACGAAAACCTCAACGAAAGCCTCAAGAAGATTGAAGAGGAAGAGAAAGAAGACGAGAAGCCTGTTGTCATTCCCGAAGAAGAGGAAGACGAACCGATAGAATCCCCCGAAGAAGAGGAAGAAACCCCAGAACCACCCAAGGGTGAAGAAAAACCACCCAAGGGTGAAGTTGAAACTCTCAAGAAACGCTACTCTGATTCCTCAGCCGAAGCCTTAGTCCTTCACAGCAAGAGCAAGAAGATGGTAGAAGCGATTGAAAAGGCTGGAGAAGTGGAAGAGCCGACTGATGAAGAGATGAAGAAAGAGTATGCCGATTGGGAAGTGATGTCCGACTTTGAGAGGAAGATGGCTCAGAATGATTTGACCAACCGTAGGAAGTTGGAAGCGATTGCCCAGGTCGCCAAGGACTTCAAGGACATGGAGTCTTGGAACACCAAGATTGATGAATTCCTGACCGACCCTGAAGTATTGGCTTTGCATCCCGAATTGGAAGGCCAAGAAGGAGACTTCAAGATATTTTCTACCAAGGAGACTCGCCGTGGAGTGGACTTTGAAGATTTGGTTTCGGCTTTTCTCTATACCCAAGAGGGCAAACCCAAGCCGAAGAACAAAGGCAAGATGTTTGAAGTGGGTAGTGGTGGCATCTCCGAGAAGCCCAAAATAACGCCAGGGAAGATTTCCCACGAGGAAGGCCAAAGACTGCGAATCCTTGATTACAAAAAGTATATTGAGATGGTCAGAACCGACAAAATTGAAGCTCCAGAACTCTGAATTTCAAAGAAACACTTGACAGCTAATAGTTTCAGCCCTTATAGTTACCTTAATAGCTTCTTAACCTCACCTCGTGAGCCTGACAGCAAAAACTTAATAACATGTCAGCACGAGCAACTACTTTAGCACAAGCCTTCTCTCAAAAGATGTTGAAAGAGATTTACGAGACATCTCTGACCGATGCAATAGTCAACAGAGACTACGAAGGCGAAATCAATCAAGTCGGTTCAAAGCTCAACATGCTCAACTTTGACCGCATCTCCGAGAAGACTTATTCAGGAGCAGACCTCACCGCCGACAGCGTAACTGAAAATAACGCCATCCTCACCATTGACCAATTCAAGTCCTTCTACTGGAAAGAGAAGACCTTGGACAACTGGAAGTCCTACATCAAAGACCCGCATCCCACAATCGTTTCTCAGGTTGCTGAAGAGAGAAACAAGAATATGGATGAGTTTATCTTGGGTCTTTACGCCGATGTCGGAGCAGGCAACCGTGTAGGAACGGACTACACTACAGGAACAGTTGAAGTTGACTCCTCAGGAAATGTTACGGGTGCAGGGACAACCTTCACTTCTGGCATGGTTGGTCTTGGCTTCAAAGCCTCAGGCCACACCGAGTGGTATCGAGTTGCGACCTACTCTGGTGCAGGAACTATCACGATTGAGGATGACCTAGACGATGTTGCTTCCACCTACTCTGGCGGAGCAATCTCGGCTCTTTCCACATACACCATTGAAGCAGTTTCCGCCATAGCGATTACGACCTCTAACCTTTTACAACAGGTTGGGGAACTAAGAGAAAGACTGGACTCGGTTGAAAACCTGGGAGCAAAGAACAAATCTCCAGAGGAAGGCCGATTCCTGATTGTTCCGCCTGAATTCATGAACACCATTACCAGGGCATCGGGAGTAGCTCTCCATGTCCCCGAAGTCTATTCGGACTTGGTCAGAAGGGGTTACATCGGAGACCTACTTGGATTCAAACTCTTCCAGTCCACAAGACTAAGTGGAAACAACACCACGGGTTACTACATGATAGGTGGACACCCTGGCTGGATGACCTTTGCCGAGAAGTCCCTGGATGCCCGAATGGAAGAGGACTTAATCGGCAACTTCGGAGTCGCATACAAAGACTTATTCGTTTACGGTGCGAAGGTGGCGGATGGTCGCCGACACTTTGCAGGATACATCCTGGCTACCTTCTAAACATTGACATAGTTCGTAGATACTAAAGGCCTAAAGTTCTAAAGCCTAAAGTTTTGAAAATAGATTAACTTTAGGCAAGATGAGGCCTTTTTTTAATGGAGCAAAATGGCTAACTATTTTGAGATAAAGGAAGACCTACCCATAGAGACACGGCAAGAAATTGACCGTATTGAGGCTATTGTCGAAGGCAATCGCTCAACCGTTGAGGCCAACTTCCTGACTTCCCTGACCGACTACCGATACAATCGCATTATTAGATTCAGACTCTCGGCAACAGGTCTCTCTACCGACAGTTCGCACCAACGAGCCGACACATCGGCAGATACCATCTTGGAAGCCGAAGGCCGAACTGTTCCTGAAGGCTATGCCAACTTTGCCGTGGGAGCTTTCTTCTGGAAGCTCAATGTTGCGGGGACAATGAATCTCTACATCAATACGGGGACAACCACGACTGCCGTCTGGAGCAAGATTGGATTCCAAATCGTCTCGGCCAGCCCAAGCCCATCATCTACTCCTTCGGTTTCGGTCTCGCTATCACCGAGCTTGTCCCCTTCCCTCTCGCCTTCCCTTTCGCCCTCATTGTCTGAATCTAGGTCGGAATCGGAAACCGCCAGTCCATCGCTGTCGGCGAGCCTTTCTGCTTCCCTTTCCCCTTCTTACTCTGGCTCTGAATCACCGTCTTTGTCTGAATCCTTATCGCCTTCAGTTTCGGTCTCCCTCTCGCCCAGCTTGAGTGTAAGCCCATCAATCTCGGTATCTTTGTCGCCATCTCTCTCCCCCTCTCTTTCTGCCTCTCTAAGCCCATCCCTTTCCCTATCCTTCTCCCCCTCTCTTTCTGCCTCTCCTTCTGCTTCGCCTAGTGTGAGCCCTTCTCTCTCGGCCAGCCGTTCACCATCTGTCAGTCCATCGGCCAGTCCCAGCCCGACAGCCTCACCTTCGGCCTCGGTCTCACCGTCTCTAAGTCCATCTCTTTCAGAATCAAGGTCGCCATCTTTATCTGTCAGCCCATCAATTTCAGAATCTAGGTCTCCTTCTTTGTCTCCCTCTCTTTCAGCTTCGCTCTCACCGAGCTTGTCTGAAAGCCGTTCCCCATCTCTCTCGGCCAGTCCTTCGGCCTCAGTCTCGCCGTCTCTCAGTCCATCAGTCTCTGAATCGGCATCGCCATCATTCCCTGACATATAGACATGGAGAACGCATACCCAACGGTCATAACAGGAGAGTTAGCAGGAAGCGTTACGGCAGTCCAAATGCCGAACCTTCCCTGTTCCAAGGTCAAGTTCAAAGCAGTTCGGTCTAACGCAGGGAATGTCTATGTTGGGGCAGAAGGTGTAACTACTCCAACCACGGCCAACAACCTAACCACGGGCTACGAGCTTGATGCAGGTGAGGAAACCGACTGGCTCTGGATAGATAATCTCAACAAGCTCTGGAGAATCTGCGACAACGCAGGCGATGACCTCGTTTGGATTGCCCAAAGATAGTCTTGACTTCAACCTCTTCTAAATTAAAATGGGATATGGCCAAAGTTTCCATCATCCTTCCTTCAAAGAACGAACCCTACCTCAAGAAAACGATTGATGACCTTCTGGCCAAGGCCAAGGGTGATATTGAGATTATAGCCATCTTAGATGATTGGTGGGAAGAACCAGAGAAATTATCTGAGGATGCTCGTGTTTCCTATATTCACTTCAGTCAAACCAAGGGGATGCGGGCTGGTATCAATGCAGGAGTATCGGTGGCCAAAGGCAAATATCTTCTCAAGCTGGATGCACATTGTTTAGTCGGCGAAGGCTATGATGAGTTTCTTCAAGCCGACATGAAAGAGAACTGGGTTGTTGTTCCGAGACGCTACGCTCTTGACCCTGAAAAGTGGGAAATAGAAAAGCGAACTGATGACAAATATCCTCTCGATTATATGTATCTTTCCAAAGACCTGCATGGTGTTGTTTGGAAGGAACGGGATGAGGAAAGAACCGATATTGTGATTGATGATACGATGTCGTCTCAGGGTTCGTGTTGGTTTATGACGAAAACCCATTTTGACTATCTTGAACTTATGGATGAGACAACCTACGGCACATTCTGGAATGAATTTCAGGAGATAGGCTTAAAGTGTTGGCTTTCAGGCGGTGAAGTCAAGGTCAACAAGAATACTTGGTATGCCCATTGGCACAAGCCAAGCTCCTACGGCAGAGGCTATTCTCTTCCCGAAGGCGAAAAGGAGAAAACGCAGGCGATGGTTGACAAATGGATGACCCAAAAGATGTTCACTAAGCAAATTCATGATATAAAGTGGCTGGTTGAGAAGTTTGCACCCGTGCCGACATGGAAATAGACACACGAGCTTATATAATGGCCAAATATGGGGTCAAGAAGACTTCGGGCATCCGCACTATTCCTAGAATGACTCGCAAAGACCTCGCCATTCTTTTTAACGAGCTTGGCTTTACCAAGGGGGTTGAAATAGGGGTTGCAGGGGGAGACTACTCAGAGATACTGCTTGATGCTAACCCCCGCCTTAAACTCGTTGGTGTTGACCCCTACGAACATTATGGGGATTACACTTATCAGGTGAGCCAAGCCAAGATGGACAAGCTCTACAAGAAGGTGTTGTTGAAATTTGCTGGCCGAAATTATTCTTTATATCGTTTCTTCAGTATGGATGCAGTTCCGCTTTTTGAACCCAACTCTCTTGATTTCGTCTATATTGACGGCAACCATACTTTGCGATATGTTGTCGATGACTTAGTGGAGTGGTCAATGCTCGTCAGGAAGGGCGGAATCATCGCAGGTCATGACTATCGCTACGAAAGAAACCGTAGGGGTAATGCCCAAGTCATCTGGGCTTTGAAGGCCTTTTGCTATGTCTATGATGTCCAGCCGTTGTTTATAGCAGGTAGGTCGGGGACTCTCCCGATTGACCATTTCCGTTCTTGGTTTTTGGTGAAGACTTGGGACAAATGAAGAACCGAATTGAACTGGCTGAGTATTTTGCAAAGCTAGGCTTCACCAAGGGAGCAGAGATAGGCGTTGCAACTGGCCGATATTCTGAGATACTTCTTCAAAAAATAGAGAACTTAAATTTGCTTTGTGTTGACCCATTTTATAGACAAGGACATTACGAAAAAACACTTGAAAGACTTTTACCGTTGTATAAAGCAATGGCTCACATAATGAAAGAGACAAGTATGGAAGCGGTTATCAAAGTTCCCGACAATTCCTTGGACTTTGTTTTCATTGACGGCAACCACCAGTTCAATCATGTTATGGAAGATATTATCGGCTGGGGCAGAAAAGTCCGAAGGGGTGGAATAATCTCAGGTCATGATTATTACCACTTTCACAACTCAGGAGTCATTGAGGCGGTCAATAAGTATACGGAAGTCCATCGGCTTGATTTACACTTAACCGAGTGGAATACTGATGGACACAAAGACGACAGATTCCCTTGTTGGTGGATTCAATTATGACCAAAAAAGACCTAAGCGTTATCTATTACACCTCAAATTTTCTGGAGACGGAGAATCCATTTTTCTTGGAAAACACCAAGAAGCAGTTGGTCAAAGCCATCGGGGACTTGCCGTTGATAGTCGTCTCCTTCAGGCCTGTTCCCAAAGAGAGCTTTGTCGGCTACAAAGGCGAATACTCCAATGTCGTTGCGGGACACGACTTTGAACTTTATCAAGCAGGCCGACACCACCTGAATATCTATAAGCAGATTATGTATGGGGCATCTTTCGCAAGCACTCCGTATGTTGCCATGGCCGAAGACGACATCCTCTATTCCTACGAGCATTTCCATAATCCTCAAATTGATAAGGAGTTTGCCTCACAGGGCGATGTTTTTCTTTACGACATGTCAAAAGTCTCCATTTTCACTTGGAGTGGTGTGCCGATGTTTAGTTTTAGGTCAAAACGGCAAGTAGTGAACCAGCTTATCGCTCCGAGTGAAAGATTGGCCAATGCTCTGCAAGAAAGATTTGCTAGGGTTAAAGAATTGTTGGCTTTGGGCAAAGAAGAAGAGAGCATCCTTCATGTCTTTGGGGATATTGGAAGATATGAAAAACAACTAGGAGTTACTGTCCAGCCTACTTTTGAGATATATTGCGACAATCCAAGCATTGTCTTCAGCCACCCGAAAGCCTATGGTTATCTGACTCAAGGAAAAAGGAAAAGACTTGGGGACATAAAGATAATTGAACTGTATGGTTGGGGAAGAGCCGATAAGTTATTGGATGAAATATGGGGAAAAACACCAAGAGAATAGAATTGTCTGGTAAAAATGGTCAAGGCAAATATACAATCGTTGATGCTGAGGACTTTAATTGGTTGAATCGCTGGAAATGGTATGTAACAGGAAAGGGTTATGTCGCTAGGACTTGGCATAGCCCCAGACCTTTCAGAATAGACAGAACTATCTTTATGCACAGAGTTATCAACAATACCCCAGAGGAATTCCAGACTGACCACATCAACAGAGACAAGTTGGATAATAGAAAAATCAATCTTCGGACAGCAACCAATACCCTTAATCAACTCAATAAGGGTTTGCAGAAAAATAATACTTCTGGATTTATTGGTATTAGCCGAAGACCTAATGGCAAATGGTGGGCAAGGGTTTATATCAAACGAAGAGCAATAAGTTTGGGTTGTTATGAAGATATTGCCAAGGCAGTAAAGGTTAGAGAAAGTTATGTCCAGGGCTGAGAAAATAGACCTCTCTGGAAGCCACCTTCCCGTTCTGGCCAGACTCATTCTTTCAACCTCTGGTGCAGTTATGGAACTCGGTGCGGGATTTAACAGCACCCCTTTCCTCTATTGGATGTGTAAAGCCGATGGCCGACTCTTCCGTTCCTATGAAAATGACAAAGCCTGGTGTGAAAAACTAACGAACTTCACATTATTCATTGACGATTGGGACAAACTAGACCTGGAGAACATCTTTTGGTCGGTGGTTCTTATAGACCATCGCCCCGCTATCCGCCGACACAAAGACGCTATCCGTTTCAAAACTCAGGCCTTATTCGTTGTCCTGCACGACTCAGAACCTGAAATAGACCGTTTTTACGCTTACCGCAGAGTCTATCCCCACTTTCAATACCGCTATGACTTCAAAAGACTCATTCCAAATACGACAGTCCTCTCCAACTATGTTGACCCCAGGCAGGTGTTTGACAGGAAGTAGAAAAGGTATATATCATATATTATTGTGAATCTAAGAAAGATAAGTCTGAACATTCCCGTTACCTCATATGAAGCCCTCAAGTCCTTCGGCGGTAGCATGACCGAACATATCCGACTGGCGATTGACGAGTATTTGGAGAAACAGATAGACAAAAGACGGGGATTTACAGTAAGCACGAGTCCAAGCACACATTCCTCAACTTCAGAAGGCGGTGATACCAATGGCTAAGAGTCCAGTTCCGAAGAGAAAGAAAACCTTTGACGCTGTCCTGACCTTCCGTGATGCGATTACTCCGCTCCTTGCAGGGCATAAGCTGACCAAGAGAGAGTGGGACAATCCCAAAACCTATATCTTTATGCGAGACGGCAAACTTTGTATTCACCATGGCAGGGAAGCCGAAGATGTTTTCCATGTCCTGATTGTTAGCGAAGGCGACATGATGGGAGAAGATTGGCAGATTTTGACCGATACAGTAAAGAGGCCGAACTAATGGAAACAGAACCGCAACCGAGACGGCTAATTCTGAAGAAGATGCCGACCCAAGAGATGTTGGAAGAGTTTGTCAACCAAATGCACGGGGCGGAAAGGAGACAGGTTCATTTCAATACGATAACGGGGGAGTTTGAATGGAAAGAATCTATTGATGCCAGACCTATCAGTTCTAAACAAAGTTATGGCGATAAGCCCACAGATAATGTTTAGGACAAAGATTTCTTGCCATAAGTTTAGACTTACAGAAACATTTGGAATAATAGCCAAATGGTTTAGTTATCCGCTTCAAGACTTTTGCTATTTCTCGATGGTTGTATGGGGGATTCTTTTTTCGGTTATGCCAACTATAAGGATGGTATTCCTTCATGTGTTCGCCATTATTCCTAAAGAGTTCAAGATTCTCAATTCTGTTGTCGGTCTTAATTCTGTTTATATGATGGACTCTTTCTTCTTTCGTAAGTTTTCTCCCAAGAGATTGTTCCACAATGTGTCGGTGCTGAAGCACTCTCTTTCCATTTATATTTATTCGCATGTATCCAAGGGGGGTAAGACAAGGAGTCCCTTTTTTGAGATTCGGCCATTTTGGAGAAATATCATAACTTTTGTGCCGATGCCACCGATTTCTATGCACCCCACATACTTGCCCGTCATTCCATTTCAAAATTTTTATGCAACCCTCAATTCGGCAGACTTTTCCCGTTGCCATGGAACGAATCATAACGAGAAGGAAAGGACTTTTCAATGGCCGATTTAAGTATCCTTGTGCCAGCAAGAAGTGAAGAATTCCTCTCAAGAACAGTAGAAGGAATCCTCAAAAATATCCGAGGCAACACCGAGATACTTGTCGGCCTTGACGGAGAATGGTCTGACCCACCACTTGAAGATGACCCACGAGTAACAATCCTCTATCACAATGAGAGTGTTGGGCAAAGGGCAATGCTTAATGAGCTTTGCCGACTTTCCAAGGCCAAATGGGTGATGAAGATTGATGCACATTGTATCGTTGACGAGGGGTTTGATATAAAAATGATGGAAGCCCTCAAGGGACACGATGACTGGACAGGTATCCCCGCTCTCTATAATCTCTACGCATTTGACTGGCGGTGCAAAAAGTGTGGCAATCGGTGGTATCAGTCCCCCATTCCGACTCATTGTCAGATGCCAGCCGAGCAAAGACGGGATAATCCCAACTGCGACAATACCACAGACTTTGAACGCATTATGGTCTGGCAACCTCGCTGGAGTCGGCGACAGGAGTGTTACTGTTTTGATACCACGCTTCACTTCCAATACCACGGCGAGTGGAAGAAGCATGCCGAAGGCGATATTGTTGAGACAATGTCGGCACAAGGCTCTTGCTTCATGCTGACCCGTGAGAAGTGGTGGGAACTTAATATCTGCGATGAAGAGCATGGGTCATGGGGTCAGCAAGGGACTGAGGTGGCTTGTAAGACTTGGCTTTCGGGGGGAAGACTGATTACGGTTCGCAATACTTGGTATTCGCATCTCTTCCGCACCCAAGGGGGAACATTCGGCTTTCCCTTTCCTCTGTCTCCGATTCAAACCGAACACGCCAGGGAATACTCACGGGACTTGTGGCTTAATAATAAGTGGGAAGGACAAATCCATCCTCTCTCTTGGCTGATAGAGAAGTTCAAGCCGATTACGGCTTACTGGCACAATCCCAAGTTTGCCGATATTCTTGCCGAGGTCAACCGAAAGGGAGAGGAATTTGAGAACAAAAGAGGTCTATCTATATCAGAAGGATTCAAAATCTACAAAACATCGGAGATTCCAACGAAGGGTATCATTTACTATACCGACAATCAGCTAAAGCTCTCCATCGCCAAGGCGGTGCAGAAGCAACTGACAAGCATTGGCCTTCCCATCACCAGCGTTTCTCTCAAGCCGATGGCTTTCGGTAACAATATCGTGGTCAAGATGAAACGGGGCTACTTGGCTTACTTTACCCAGATACTCACCGCCCTAGAAAACGCCAAAGAAGACATCGTGTTTTTCGCTGAGCATGATGTCCTATATCACCCATCCCACTTTGACTTCACACCGCCTGAAAAAGGTAAGTGGTATTACAATTTGAATGTCTGGAAAGTCAATGCTGATACTGGCAAAGCTCTGCACTACGACTGTAAGCAGGTCTCAGGGATTGCCGTGTATCGGGAGACGGCCATCAAGCACTACCGCAAACGACTGGAGATGGTCAAGGCCAAGATACACCTACCCGAAGTTGAGTTTAATCGCTTTGTCCGTGCCATGGGCTTTGAACCAGGGACTCACAACCGAGCCGAGAGGGTTGATGATGCTACATCAGGTGAGTGGAAATCGGAATTCCCGAATGTAGACATACGCCATGGCGGGAATCTTTCGCCGACAAGATGGAAGAAAGAACAGTTCCGTAACCAGAAATACACTACGGGTTGGGAAGAAGGGGATATAGCTTCAATTCCTGGGTGGGACAAGATTGCCTTCTGATAGGTTTAGCTTCTATCCTTAAAATATGGCATGGGATAATGGTTTTACCAATAGAGCCACTATTACGATTGATTATACAAAGGTCGCTGGTTCGGCCAATTTAACCAATCATCCAGTTTTAATTGCCGATACTTATGATGGAACGGGGGGAGAGCCTGATTTAAGGGTTGCTGGAAGCGGGGGAAAAGTTATTAGTGCCACAGGACTTGATATTATTTTTACTTCGGATGCGTCAGGCTCCACCCAACTAGACCACGAACAAGTTTCTTATACAGCCACAACAGGAGCAATAGAATACTGGGTAAGAATCCCAACGGTTTCTTATACTACTAATACCACCTTCTATATGTTCTATGGCAAAAGTGGAGTTGCGGACACTTCCAATATGGGGGGAACCTGGCGAGCCGAGTTCAAGGGAGTTTATCACCTTAATTCCGCTTCAAACGCCCAAGTAAATGATTCTTCGGGAAATGGACATAATTCTTCGGCACAAACCTTAGATACTCAAGCCACAGGAAAGGTCGGAAAGGCGATGAATGGAGATGGAACTGAATATGCCACATTAGGAGATGTTGCAGACTTTGAGTTTGCAGGAGATTTTACAATTCTTCATTGGATACACCGAAATACAGATGCCACTACGAACTTGAGAACTGTGGCAAAGGGAGCAAGCGGTTCAACCATTGGGGGTTGGGGTTTCTGGGGAGGCGATACAACAATAACCTTTGGTATCTCAAATGGAACAACAAGAACAATAAATGCTAATCAAACAATTTCTACTACGGGTTGGTATTTCGTTGTTGGGAAAAGAAGTGGCACTAGCCAAATCATAAAGGTAAATAATACGGGGGGTGAAACAATTACTGTGGCTTCTGGCTCAACAGCAGGAAATTCGCTTTGCCTTATAGGGGAAGTTCATGATGGGTCAAATTATGGAACCTTTGAATGGATAGGCGATTTAGATGAAGTAATGATTATTGCTGAAGCTACGACAGATAGTTTTGAAAACGCAATTTACAACAATACTAATAGCCCAAGCACTTTTTACTCGATGAGTGTAGGGGAATCTCCTTCACCTTCAGCTTCTCCATCCCTCTCACCGAGCTTGTCTCCTTCTGTCTCTGAATCAAGGTCGGCAAGTCTTTCGCCCTCGCTTAGTCCTTCGTTGTCGGAATCTGTCTCTGAATCTGCTTCCCCATCTTTTACAGGGTCTGAATCATTAAGCCCTTCCCTCTCCGAATCTAGGTCTCCCTCGCTTTCCGAGTCGGTGTCAGAATCTTTGACTCCAAGTCCTTCTCCTTCCCTTTCGGAATCAGTTTCAGAATCTCTATCAGCCTCTTTAAGTGTAAGCCTTTCACCATCGGTTTCAGAAAGCCGTTCTCCATCTCTGTCCGAATCTCTCAGTCCGAGTCTTAGTGAATCGCTCTCACCGTCTATCTCCGAATCCCGCTCACCATCCGTTTCCGAATCTCTCTCCCCCTCGCTTTCGGCCTCTCTCAGTCCGAGCTTGTCGCCTTCGTTGTCTCCTTCCCTCTCACCGAGCTTGAGCGAATCGCTTTCCCTCAGCCTTAGTCCATCCGTTTCCGAATCTAGGTCTCCTTCCCTCTCACCCAGCCTCTCCCCCTCGCTTTCCTTTAGTGCTTCCCCTTCCACGGCAGAGTTCACCGACAAATACGGGACAACAGGCAACACCTTTGGCAATAAGTATTCGGCGACTGGAAATACCTGGGCAGATAAATATCGGGATTTTGATTAAGCCATGGCAGATACACACTCTTTAGACCTTGAAAGAACTTCCACTCAATATGTTTATATCGCTGACACCAATCAGGTTGGATTAGATTTAGCTGGCGATTTTACTTTGGAAGGTTGGTTCAAATTAGAGTCTGAACCCACGACTGATACGGAGATGAGTTTGATAACCAAATGGAACATTACGGGAAATCAGAATTCATATCGTTTGTGGTATGAAGATTCTTCGGGAACAAAAAGAATTAGGTTCACAATATCCGAAGATGGGACAACTTCAAATGCCGATGGTGTTGCCTGGGTTTATACCTTGACCTCTGGAGCTTGGTATCACATCGCAGTTACCTGTGATATTTCCCAATTCAGCCCGCTTGATGAGTTGAGTTGTTATATCAATTCTGTCTCATTAGGCCAAGGAAATCAAACCGTAACTGGCGGTGCAGTTGATTCTGTTTATGACTCAACGGCAAATTTTGAAATTGGCCATACCGATAATACGGTCAAATCAAATAATGCGTTTGACGGTTTGGTTGATGATGTGCGTGTTTGGAGCGACCTAAGAACAGCTCAGGAAATTGCCGATAACTACCGTTTTGAATTGAATGGAGACGAAGCCAACCTTGAAGGATACTGGAAATTTAACAATGACAACCTTGATGAAACAGCCAATGCTAATGATTTAACCAAACAAGGCTCTTCGGTCTTTTCCGAAGACACACCAGGAGATGTCAGCCCAAGCCCTAGCTTATCTCCTTCCATCACGCCCTCGGCTTCACCTTCACTTTCGCCTTCAGTCTCCGAGTCTCTTTCGCCGAGCCTTTCGGTTTCCTTGAGTCCTAGCCTTTCGCCTTCCCTTTCTGTCTCATTGTCGCCATCTTTATCCCCCTCGCTTAGTCCCAGCCTTTCACCTAGCCTCTCCGAGTCGGCTTCTGAATCCTTGTCGCCTTCTCTTTCTCCCAGCCCATCAGCGTCAGAGTCTCTTTCTCCATCTTTATCGGAATCCCTATCCCCCAGCCTTTCACCATCGGTTTCAGAAAGCCGTTCTCCTTCAGTTTCAGAGTCGGCTTCTCCATCCCTCTCACCGAGCATTAGTGGTTCATTCTCCCCATCTTTATCGGAATCTCTTTCCCCTTCCCCTTCAGCCTCGGAATCTCTTTCCCCTTCCCTCTCTCCATCCCTCTCACCGAGTCTTTCCCCTTCTCTTTCCCCTTCCTTGTCTGAATCACGCTCACCTTCGGTATCAGAATCTCTTTCCCCTTCTCTCTCGGAATCCCTTAGTTTATCTTTATCGCCGTCTTTGTCTGAGTCTCTTTCCCCCTCGCTTTCCCCCTCGCTTTCCCCCAGCCTTTCTGTTTCATTAAGTCCATCCCTGTCCGAATCTCGCTCACCATCAATTTCTGAATCCTTATCTCTTTCCCCTTCTCCTTCACTTTCTTTATCTTTGTCGCCGTCATTCTCTCCCAGCCTCTCTATTTCTCTTTCTCCCAGCCTCTCTGTTTCTCTTTCCATAAGTGCCTCGCCTTCCAAGGCACAATGGACTGACAAATACCGCCAGGGCAGACAATAAGTTTGCCTTCAGATAGTTTCAAACGCTACTCTTGAGGTATATGCCGATTTACGAAATTGTCAGTTCTCGTGGGGGTATTTCCGATTGGGAAGACAAAGGGACTCCTGGTTCATTCAAGTTTGGGAAGAATCTTGATATACGCAAGAGGGTTGATTCCATAAGTGCAGGACAAGCCTTGAAAGAAGAAGGACTTACGGAAGAGAGCCGTTCCCCATCGGCCTCTCCGAGTCCATCTGCATCGGTCTCGCCATCAGGTTCGGGGAGTCCGACTCCATCTCCCTCGGCCTCAGCCAGCCCCTCAGGTTCAGCTTCCCACTCCCCCAGCCCTTCAACGGGAATTTCACCATCTCCTTCCCTTTCGCCATCCTTGTCGGCAAGTCCTTCGGCATCAACCTCGCCATCACATTCACCATCTCCTTCCCCAAGTCCTTCGGCAGGCCTATCTACCGTCTTTAATGACCTGATTCTCTGGTTTGTGGAATCCAAAGACGGTTACACCTATGGATTCGGGGATGCGGGCTATATCTACCGCAGGGATTCAGAGGGCAATCCTGTTCAAGTCTATAAAGACCCGAATGGCAAAATCAAAGGAGCTTCGGAGTGGTATTCGGATGATGGCGGGACTTTTCTTTATTGGGCGACTGACGCACTTCTCATGCGGAAACAGTTGCCAGGAGACCCTAGCTGGAACGATGTGGAAACTGTCGGCAATTTGACCTCAGCCAACTGGCACACCATGGCTCAAGCAGGGGGAGCATTGACCATCGCCAATGCCCAATTCATCGCCTATGTCGGCTACGATGAATCTTTTACCAACGAAGCCACAGACATCATTCCAGGGAATGAAATCAAGACAATGGTTGAAAGAAACGGCAGAGCCATCATGGGAACGACCCGAACCTCAGACGGTGTCGGGGTCAATGGGGCGATTGATTCCGAAGTGCCTCTGGCTCAAATTGGCACAGACGGCGAGATATTCTTTGCCAATATGAGCGACACAATTCCCGTTACCCGATTCCCTGGCGGGGGCAAGGTGAATCCTGGTGGAGTTACGAACTTAATTGATACGGTCAACTTCTTTGAATGGGAAGAAGGAGCATCAAGCTGGATAGACAAGCAGTCGGTGGGTAACTTGGCGATGTTCGGAGTCTTTGATGCCGACTCAGGCTACAACGGAGTCTATTCCTATGGCAGAAAATACAAGAACCACCCCTTCACCCTGAATATGGACTACGAAGTGGATGTGGATGAGATTGGGGCAATCGTGGATGTGAACGGAACACTTCTTGTAAGCTACCGAGATGGAGCAAGTTATGGAGTGAGAGCCACCGATGCCGACAACAAGGCGACTGGCACTTA